GTAGGATATGAAAGGGGAGGATCTAACCTATATGGTGGAATTGTATGGGCAGATAAAAAAGAAACTGAATCTGATATACTACTTGGATATAGTCAAATAGTTGGACATACTCCTGTAGGTGATATTGCCATTACTATTGGAGGTATAAATTCAAATATCACATATACTGATACTCGATCAAAATCCGCATATATACTTGAATTAGAATTAGAAAAATAAGTAATAATTAATGTGTTGGTATAAGTTTGATGAGAAATCACCGAATGTTGGAGAATTTATTGAAGTATATTGGAATAGCGATTATATTGAAAAGTTAAATTGGACAACAACAATAAATTGGGGCCAAAGATATAAACCAAGATTTTGGAGATATGTTTATAATAATTAAAAATAAATTTATTAAAAATTTTAGCTGAATCTATATGATAGAAATACATACTAAAATATTAGAATCTATTATGAGAGATGAAAGACATAATTATAAAATCTCTCATAAAGTATTGGATGCAATGGACATATATGGAGATGATATAGATATGCAATTAGATATTCATATAACAACAGAAACATCTAAACATGTCGAAGATCTATTAACATCAGTTAAATTTGTATTGTATTAATTATGAAAATAATATTCTTAGATATCGATGGTGTTGTAAATCCTTGGGATAATGTAATGTCAGGGAGCAACAGGGATGATCATGGGATACTCTTTGAGACCTCTTGTATAAACATATTAGATAGAATTGTTAAAGTGACTGGAGCTAAAATAGTAGTTTCTTCTACTTGGAGAGTTCGTGGCCTAGAACAAATTCTGCAGATGTGGGCTGATAGAAATTTGCCTGGTGAAGTTATAGGAATTACTCCGGTATATGATTTTTATGGTGAATTTGAAAGTGAAAGTGATGGTACAAGAGGTTATGAAATACAAACCTGGTTAGAAGAATCTAATCTTATTATTACAGAATATCTAATTATAGATGATATTAAGGATTTTTATGATTATCAATTACCTAATTTTTTACATACAGATGGTAATATAGGTTTACAAGAATCTGATTATCAATTAGGCATAGACATTCTAAATTCTTTATACTGAGATTTTATAATATCATCATATTTAGATATATTTGCTTAAACATTTAAATTATGAGCAAAATTGATAATATAATTGCAGGTATTTCTGGAAAAGAACATGAAATACAGTCATTACAAATTCAACTAGATATTGAAATCAATAAAAAATATAAACATTTATTAGATGAAAATGTTAAAATCTCTGGACAAAAAGGCTGGAATGTTGGAGTAGTTAAAGATATAAGATATAATAAACATAATCGTAGTTTTATAGCTACGATTAAACATCCTCAATCAAGTCAACAAATTTATATTGATATTAAAAAGATTGAGTTACTTGCAGATAGTGATAAAAAAATGATTTCTATGCATGAAAGCATTTCTAATAAGGTTACCAAATAAAAATATATATATGTTTAAAGTTTTAATAATAAATGTAGTGTTAGCCTTGTTAGTATGGGGTTTTTGGATGACTTATGAATGGTTAAGAAATCCTAATAAAATAAATTGGTTTAGTAAAGAAAAGGAACAAGATAAAAAGTAAAATTTATGAAAAAATTAATGTTAATGTTAGGTTTAGTAATGATGATTACATCATGTGCGACAGTAGATTCTGGTCATCAAGGTGTTGCAGTTTCTTGGGGAGGAGAGACTGATATGTCTCAAGTTTATAATGAGGGTGTACATTTTGGATTTCATTGGATGTTTGATGAAATGAAAGATTATGATAGTAGACAAAAAACGGTTAGAATTAAAACAACACTGTTGGATGTTGATGGATTATCTATTCCAATTGAAGCTGTTTTGTATTATGAAATAATGCCAGGTGCCGCAAATAAATTACATAAGAAGATTGGAGGAGACTTTGAAGTTACTAAAATTACTCCATTATTCCAAACTGCTCTGAAGAATGTAGTTACTAAATATAAAGCATTGGATTTAAATGTTAGTAAAAGAGATGAAGCTGATTCACATTTAAGATTACTTTTAGATAAAGAGTTAGCAGAAATTTATATCATGGGTCAAGGTGCAAATATAATTGATATTGATATTCCTAAAGAAATATCTGATATGATTGTAGCTAAACAAACTCAAGATGAAAAGAATAAGTTATCAGAGAAAAAGAAATTGGAGGAAACTAATTTAGCAGCAGCCAAATTGGAAAAATCTAAAGGTGACTTCTTTGCGGCAGAATTTGATGCTAAAACTAAAGCTATTATGTCTAGACCTGAAATGTTAAGATTGAAAGAGTTAGAAAATGATGCAATATGGGCTTCTAAAGGAGTTAGTAAATATGGTAATAATAATGTATTTGGAGCGGGAACAACTGTAATTAAAGGTTTACAATAAAGTATTATCATTTAGGAAATCTTTTATATTGATAACTAAATGCTGATATAAAAGATTTCCTTTTGGGAAAGTAACTCAGTCCGGTCCAGAGTAGCTATTATGCAAGTCAGTGGTTCAAATCCACTCTTTCCCACTTAATTTATTTTACAATGAGATATACAAATAAAAAAGCATTCTTTAACTTTCAAATATTAGAAACTTGGAGTTGTGGTATTGTTCTGGTAGGTTCAGAAGTTAAATCTATTTTTCAAAATGGATTTAATTTTCAAGATTCTTATGCATATGTAAATAATGGTGAAGTTTTCTTAAAAGGGACTCATATTCCTGAATATAAAAATTCAACTATGTTAAATCATCAAGTTGATAGAGAACGTAAATTATTATTAAATAAAAAAGAAATAAAAAAAATAGAATCTCTTTTAGATAAAGGGTTAACTCTCGTAGCAACATCTATATTTGCAAATGATAAGGGTTATATTAAAGTTGAATTATCTTTAGCTAAAGGTAAAAAGCTTTATGATAAAAGAGAAAGTATTAAAGAAAAAGATTTACAGAGAGAATTAACCAAAAATATTGAATAAAAATTATAATCATAACAACTATAATTGTATTCTTGTATTAAAACTTACGAATACTGACATCAACATAAACAGACAAAAACATATAAAAGATAAATAAAAATATGATATAAAATTTTTACTTGTCAAATAAAAGTATTAATTTTATATCATAATAAAAGCAATAAGGGATATTAGTTTAGTTGAAAAAACTCTGGTCTCTAAAACCGGAAGTCCTCAGTTTGAATCTGAGATATCTCACTAATTTTATAATAAGCTGATGTGGCCGAGTGGTTAGGCAACAGTTTGCAAAACTGTAATACGTGAGTTCGAATCTCAAAGTCAGCTCGATAATTTCGTTAGCACTTGTATGCTAAGTATGCAACAACCGGTTTCGATACCGGCGGGTCCACTAAAAATAAACAACTATGGGCCCGAAAGGATTTCGACTGCATAAGTTAGATATGAGGAGAGAATATCAACAAACAAACGACGAATCATTTCGCGTACTAAAAGGTAAAACTACACTAGCTGTAGCATAATCTTCGAAAAAGGGCAAGGCTTAGAGTCTTGACCCTTTTTCTTTTTGTAACAATGTAAGATTACTATTTTATAATTTTAAAAAAATTCATGATACAAATAAATTTATTGGCGGGTCCCTCTGTTGGAAAATCTACTTTTGCAGCACGCCTTTTTGTTGCACTAAAAGAAAAACATGTTAATGTTGAACTTGTTAGAGAATACCCAAAAGATTTAACTTGGGAAAATAGAATATCAACTTTGCAAAATCAGGTATATGTATTTGCAAAACAACATCATATGATATGGAGACTCAAAGATAAAGTTGATGTTTGTGTAGTAGAAGGATCATTATTAAACAGTTTAGCGTATTTTCCTGAAGAAAATGAAAATTTAAAAAATTTACTTTTAAGTGAATTCCATAAATTTGATAATATGAATTTTTATTTAGAAAGAAAATTTGAATATCAGCAGGCTGGTAGATTAGGATCAGAGAACGATGCAATTTTTAGAGATGACGCAATTTTAACAATATTAAAAGAAAATTCAATTGATTATACTACAATTGATCCTAAAGATAGAGAAGTCTTTGATGTAATAGTTCAAAAGATACTTGATAAATTAAAGTGGCCTGGATATTATAAGATAAATATATCATAAATTATACATTTAAAATGCAATTATTTTCATTAAACGAATTTAAAAATCAATTATTTGAGAAAAACTTTGAATATTTCTTATATTTTGATAAGAAGAATAAGAAGAATTTTTTAGCTACTGACGAAAAATATTCAAGAGATATTATTTTATCACAAGTTGGTGATAAAATAGTGCCATTTACTATTAATTATCAAGGAAAAAAGCATACTATCGATCTATCTAAAATTATTAGTGACTCTGATAAGGTAGATATTATCAATTTAGGTTCTAAAAAAGTATCAGATTATGAAAAAGATCTTAATTTACAAAAAAGATTTGATATTTGGAAAGAAGATGAAAACGGTAAAACTAAAAGAGTTAATCGTACATTAGAAAGATATATAGTTGAATTATTAGAAGAAGGAATTTTTTCTATAACTGAACTTGAATTAGAAAAAGTATATGAAGGTGTTGATCTTAAAACGCCTGATCCAATCAAAAACTTTAATTTTAATCCTATAGTAACTAAGTTGCTCAAAGATTATTTAAAATTGGATGCTGATTATGACTTTGTTTGGAAAAATGCTAAAAAAACATTTACTTTTAAAGGTGTTGATGCTAAAAAATCTATATATCAGTTTGTAGCAGATGATGGTGAAATGGCCTATTTTGATGACAATGAAATGTTTAATAAAATTAAAACTAATTCATTAATACCTAAAGTTGAAGGTGAATCTAAAAGTAAATTTAATGATTTAAATGAATCATTATTGACTATTTTAGGTGTTGAAGATACTTCAATTTTATCTAAAGAAGATCTAGACGAAATAAACTCGATGAAGTTTTCAGAAATAGAAGATACTCTGTACGTAGATAACAAATATGATACTTCATTGTCAGCAGATGAAATTACAGAAGCTCTTGCTAAAATAGGTGATTTTATACATACAGGTTCAATTTTTGCTATAGCATCTATTACTAAAATTAATTTAACTAAATTAAAAGAAATTTCTAAACATAAAATAGAAATTTTACATAAAGATAGTTTTATTGATTTAGATTTGAGTAATAAACATAAAATAAATACTGAAACTATATCAACAGATCCTGAAAAAACTGAACACACAAAAGAATTAATGTCACATTTAGAAGGATCAGAATTTATCAATGAAGATGCCATATTATTTTTAGAATTATCAGATGATCAAAACGAATCTTTAGTTAACTTTTTAAACTTAAATAAATTAACATTAGAAGTTATTAAATAATTTTTATATAAAGTACATATTAAACTATCCCTGAGGTTATTAGAAGCTTCAGGGATAGTTGTTTTATAAGGATAAATATATTATGAAGGAACCTGGATTTGGTCATCACTGGAATTATGATGATGTTTTTGCACGTAGTGTAATAGTAGGATTAATGAAGTTAATTGATATTGTTAAAATTAAATATCAGTATTCTGATGATAAGTTTGAACTTAAGAGAGTTCCATTTTTATATAGTTTTACTGGATCTGAAAGATTTCTTCAAGATTTTTTTGTCAATACTACACTCGAATGTGATAATATTATAAGTGAAGGTGGAACTGATGTTATTCCAAGAGCTAATGTTAAATTGGATTCAGATAAAATCAATAATTCTGCATTAAAGAATAAATTTGTTAGAGGTTCTTATATAGTACAAGAAAAAGACGAAAAAGGAAATATTTATTCAAGAACTTATTCATCATATATTAATATGATTCCTATGGAATTTTCTTTTAGTGTATTAGTAACATGTAATACGATGACTGAAATTTATAAAATAAGAGATCAATTAATAAATTTATTTTATAAAGCACAAAAATTTAATTCATCATATAAAGGATTTAGAATTCCTTGCCAAGCAGGTTTTTCTGAAGAAGTTTCTATTGAAAAATTATTTGAATATTCATATCCATCTGGTGAAGGCTACCCTACACTAACATTAAATATTACAGTAGAAGCTCATTATCCAGTAATAGATGAAACTACTGAGTTATTTAGAGGTAATTTAATTAAAGGAATTGATTTAAATTTAAGTCAAACGTCTATTCCCTATATTTCAAATGGACAGTCTGTAATTGCAGAAGGTGGTATAGGTACAGTATCAAATAGTGCTATTTTATCTAATATGAATGAAATACCATTTTTATCATTATGGTTAAATGGTAACAATTTAAATGCTATGGGTAAAATGTCTAATTGGAAAGATTCTAGTTTATTACAAAATAACATAATAGAATTAGATATTACAAAACAACCAAATATAATTGATCCTATATTTTGTGCAGAAAAAGGTATATCTACTAATGGTATATCAAATACTGTAGAGATTCCTAATATTAATATTTTAAATGAAGTACATGGATTTTTATTAATGAAATCTGTTGGTATTGATTTAGAGTCCCATATGATAATCGGAAATACTCAAATATTGGAAGATCGTTGGGCATTAGGATTTAAGGCAGGAGATTTATATTATACAATAGGAACAGGTGAAGATAGTTCTTCTATAGGATATGCTAATACATTAAATGAATGGAAACTCGTTGAATTTTGGTTTGCTAATAAAACAATGGGATTAAAAATTAATAATCAATTAATAGGAGTTTCTCCTATTAATAGAAATATTATTGGTAATTTTAATTCTAAAACTTTCATGTTTTCGAATTCAGGTGTGATGGATTTTTTACCATGCAACTTTGCGGAAATAATGATATGGAAAAAACAATTAACGGATAAACAAAGAGAATTCGTTATTAATTATTATTCTACTAAGTATCAGATATTTTAAACTGTAACTTTTATTTATGGATAAATATAAATATAAATTATACCCTCTACATGACTTTAATAGGACAAATTCAACTGTTAATAACTACAACAAAAGATGAAAAGATAAAATCTTTATGTGAAGATTTTTTACATAAATTTGATTCAGGTGAATTAAAAGCTTCTGAAATTAAAACAGATTTATTATCTATTTTATCTAATAGTGAAGATTATGCATCTCAAAAGATGTTACATACTCTAAGAATGATTGATCTTAAAGAAAACTTATTATTCTTAATATCATCTGCAAAAGAAAAAATTCAGAATCCCAGTATATCTGATGCTTACGATATAGCAAAAGAGCTTGCAAATGAATCTTCTGAAATTAAAGAATCTCTAACATCATTAGAAAATTCTTATTTAAAAGAATTATCTGCTCTAATTTTATTAGAAAAAGTTAGATCTAATGCACATATAATCGAAAAATCTATTTACGAAAATGTTATAGATTCTTTAGAATCTTATATTTCTATTGGATTTACTGAATCTGATTTAATTGAAATTTCTGATAAAATAGCATCTAAAGTATACGAAGCAAGAAATATCTCAACTAAATTATCTGCAAAATTAGTTGGAGAAGAAAAAGCTAATAAATCTTTATTAGAATCTTTTACTTTAACTAATTTAGTTTCTCCTGTATATTCAGAAAATGCAAATGAATTTATTATATTTGATTCTGGTAAATATTTTAAAGTTAACGAAAATTCTGTTAAATCATTATCTCAACCAGAAGTTTTAGCATTACCTAATAGATGGAGACAATTTACTGCAATATTTGGTTCAGTAAATACTAAAATTTATGAAGATAGAATTATTTATAATAGAAATAGAAATTTTGGTACTGATGTAATTGAATTATTATTAAATGGAGAAATATTTATTAATGGTATTTTAACTGAAGCTAAAGATGTTCGTAGATCATTAGGTGCTCATTTATTAGAAAACGACACCGAATTACATAAAGCTATGTTATTAATAGAACATAGAAATTTTATTTATAACTTTACTGAAATCAAAAAATTGACAACATCTTTAAGTTCTGAAGTTGATATGTTAATTGTTAATTTAAATGAAAGTTTTTCTATTGTCAAGAATTCAATTTCTTCTTCAGTAGTATATCCAAATTCAAATGAAAGAGTATTATCTGAATTGTTAAAGAATTTTTATGGTTTTTCAATAAATGAATCTGATGTATCATCATTCTTAAATGCTTCTAATATTAATGAAGAATTGTTTGAATCTATTTCATTAAAAAATTATGAAAAGAATTCATTAACAATCAAAAAAATAGTTTCGCCTGCGATAGTAAACGAAAATTCTACTATTGTTTTTGTAAAAGGAACATCTTATGAAATAACAAATACTTCTGTTAACAAAACTAATATATCTGAATCATTTAAAACATTATGTAATACTTTTCAATTACCTAATGTTAAAATAGAAGGTTCTGATATAGTTTATTATATCGATAAAAATAAAGTTAATAGTAGAGTAGTTATAAATGAATCTGGTATATCAATTAATAACAAAATTATTGATGCTTCTAATTTAGATTTAGTTATACAAGAAGGCTCATGGTCTATCAAAGAAGATTCTACTAACATTAAAACTATTGCAAATAATATAAATTCTATTGTTGAATTAGATACTACATGGGAATTAGGAATTAAGGAATCAGTAGATCATTCATGGATAGTATTTAAAGTAGGAGATTCTTATTTTGTAGATAAAAATGGTTCAATGAAAACTTATTCACCATCAGAATTAAGTGAATCAATTAAATCTATATTTAATGTTGACTTGTCAGCATCAGTTAACGAGTCTCTTCAATTTGTGTCTACTCCAATTTTAAATAAAAAACCTGGGTTTATTGAATCTGAAGCTAGAAAACAACTAATTTCTGGAAAATTAGGTTTAGTTGAATCTATAACACGATTTAAGAAGAAACCTTGGTTTAGTAATCCACAAGTTTATTATTTAGCTAATTCTATTGAAACTGGTAAATTTATAAATGAAATTTCTATTTTAGAATCTTGGTTAAATGTCCTTAAACACTATGAATTTGATATGGATGTTAAGGAAGATATTAAGTATTATGATAAATTAAAAACTTCTTTTACTAAAGAATTTGCAGTTTTAGAAACTATTAATGATATTTTAACTGGTTCACAAGCTGATTTCTTTTCTGATTGGACTAATTTAGTTAAAGAAGCTTTAACTAATGATGAAACATTAGAAAGTATACTAAAAATTAACAGTAAGTGGGAATTTAACAAATCTATTAAATCATTAAGTGAAAAACTTTTAAATATTAAAGGTACAACATTTAATATTAAATCTGTTAATGAATCTATTGCAGTAGAAAATGTAGTTTCACCTGTAGCATTTAGTAAAGATGATGCTAATATCACATATTTCTATAATGCACCAAATTTCTATAAATTTGATAAATCAACTTCGGAAATTGAAAAAATTGGTGAAGATTTTGCTAAAGATATTTCTATAGAATGGTATAATTTATGTTTATTATTAGCAAGTGACAGCTTTACTATATCAGATGATCAGATAGGCATGTTCTTAGATGATAATAAAATATCCTTTGATTTAAAATCTAATAAAGTTAAAGCAAATGATGAAGTTATTTATCCAACTGAATTAGAAAATGGAGAAGAATCTGAGGAGTTAAGCTCAGAAGAAGAAGAACAATATTTAGGTGAAGCTCTTATTAAATCTGGTCTATTTAAGTATGAAAAATTAAATTTAATTCCTGCCCTATGTAAACTTTATGAAAATAGAGAAAATATAGTTGAAATAGATTTTGTTAAAAACTTCAAAAATAAATTAAGAAATAATTCTTCTATAAGTATTTTTACAATAAATGAAAAACTTTATATTAATACTTATAGTTTAATGGAAAAACTTAATAAATTTGAACCTACAACTGCATCATATTTAAGAAGTCATGTAAATAAAATGTTTGGTGTTGATATTTCAAGATCATTAATATCATATTTACAAAAAGAAAATACTGAAATTACTTCATTAAACGAATCTAAGAATTTTACAATATTAAAGATTTCTAAATATCAAGCTCAATATAATAAAATAGAAAATGCAATATCTAATGATATTTTGTTATATGATTCAATTGAATTATTAGAAGCTAAACAATTATTAATCTCTGAAATAGAAAAACTTAAAGTAAATGTTAAAATTTATGATCAAAAAATCATAAGAATATTTGAAAATTCTATTTTTGCTATAGGAGATAAAGTAAAAATAGTTTCTACAGGTTTATTAGGTTCTATTACTGGAAAAGATGAAAATACCGGAAAATTTATTGTAATAGATTCATCTAGTAAATCAAATACATATTCATTAAGTGAATTGGAAGATTTAGAAATGGAATTAGCAAATAACATCGAAAAAAATACAGCCGATTATATTAGTCCTGAAGAATCTATTGACACATTTAAAGTCATCTTAGTATCTGATGTTGATGAAGTTCCTACAGGAACAGAAGTTTCTATTTTACCAGAAGATTATACAAAAATAGGTGATGATGATAATATTGATTTTACATTTAATGGTAAAATCTATAATACAATAAAAAGAAATTTAGCTATAGTTAATTCTGAAGTTAAAAAAGTTATAGAAGATTCTGTAAAAGAATAATAAATATTTTTAATTTTTTAACAAAAGAACGACTCTGATAAAGGGTCGTTCTTTTGTAACTTATACAATAATTTAATTATAAATGTTGTAATTAAACCAGATAAAATGGAAAATAATATATATGAATGAGTCATCACGTAAAGAATGCAGATCTTGTAAGAGAAATTATCAAATCAAAAGAAAAAAATGAATTAACACCATCTGCTTTAGTAATGTTGTTAAAAATGGTTAAAAAAATAGGTGGTAATTTTACTTATTATGATCCAATGGATAGAGATGATTGTGAACAGGCTGCTGTAGAGGATATTTTAAAATATTGGAGAGGATTTAAACCTGAATTATCTACTAATGCATTTTCATACTATACTCAATTAATCAAAAACGGTTTTGCGAAAGGTTGGAAACAATTACATAAAATCAAACAAAAAGATGTTGTCTATATGAATAGTAATATCTGGAGCTTATAATCTTTTAATAAAAATTATGTCAAATATAATACAATCTGAAAATTTTAATGCTTATTTATATAGATCTGACCAAGTAGAATCATCTTATAATGATAAAATTAGATCAATAGAATTAGCATTTAACTCAATTACAATATCATTTACAATTGATAATACATTAGAAAATGCATTATATCAATTAATTAGTTGTAAAAGAGTATACTTAGAAATTGTGGATAATGATTCTAATATAATTTTTACATTATCTAATAAAAATATTGTATTTCAAAATTATACTATTAAAATGTCATATGAATCTAAAGGAAATAATATGATATTAAATATTATGTATATTTTTGAGTAAATCTGGTCCAAATAAAAAAGGTAAGTATCACACAGGATATTTTTCACCAAGAAATATTTCTAAATATATCGGAAATATAGAAAAGATTATTTATAGATCTGGTTGGGAATTTAAATTTATGATGTTTTGTGATAAAAATGATTCTATCTTAAAATGGTCATCTGAACCATTAAGAATACCTTATACATGTCCTGTTTCAAAAGATAAGTTTGGGAATCCAAAAAAAAGAGTATATTTAGTTGATTTTTGGTTAGAAGTTTTAACTGTAGATGGATCAATCAAAAAATATCTTATTGAAATAAAACCTCTACAACAATTAATTAAACCTAAACCTTTAATTGATAAAATTACCGAAAAAAAACTACAAAATTATAATACTGCTTTGGCAACTTGGTTAGTAAATAGAGAAAAGTTTTCTACTGCAACTAAATATTGTGATAGTATGGGTTGGAAATTTTCAGTTATTACACAAGAAAATCATCCTTGGTTAAATGTCTAAATTAATTATTCCTTCTGAAATTTATAAAAAGGAGATAAAAGAAGATAAAAATCCTATTAATTCATTTAAATTAAAAAAGGCATTTTTAAAAACAAAATATTACCAAAATTTAGTAACTGTTAAATTCTTAACACCTTATTTTATGCCTGGAAATATTTATTATTTTAAATATAGTTCTTCTAAAGATTCTTATGATGCTGCACCTATGGTGTTATCTTTAGGTCAAATTAAAAATTCAAAGAATGAAATTTTAGAATACGGCATAAATTTAAACATGATACCTTTAAAATTTAAGGTAGTTATTTTAGATAGAATATTTAAATTATGTAAAAATTATCAAGATACTTTATCCGCTTCTAATAAAATTGGCTTAATTCCATTAGATAAAGATATTTTAGATGTTGTTTTAAAAAATACTGGTTGGGAAGGTGCTCTATTTAAGTGGAAATCTGGAAGAATAAATAATAAAATAGTAATTGAATACGTTGACTGGTATATATCTTTACATTGGATACCAGATGAATTAAAAAACATACAACTTTCTAATATTGAAAGTAACTATTTACAAAAAATGAGATTTGATAAATGAGTGGATTTATTGATAGAATGAATTTAGGTGGAATTGGTGATAAAATAAAATCATTATCTAATTTGGGAATGAATTATCAGGATATGATAATGAAAAATTCTAAAGCTGTCGGTGTTACTGAAGCTCAAATGAGACAAAAGAATATCTGGGACCAAAATCTAGGGTATGTTATGTCTTTTAGTGATATTGGGAAAAAAAATTATATTTCATATTACGATAAAGAATATCAAAATAAAAGAGAATACCTTAGAAGAATCTCTAGTAATTCTGAAATTGAATTAATATTAGAAACTATTTCGGATGAAGCAATTGTTTATGATGAATCTAATTTTTTCTGTTCGCCTTATCTTAAGGGAAATTGGGATGATAGAATCCAAGATGCATTAAAAAGTAATTTCAGAAGAATTTATGCTAATTTAAATTTTAATAATAGTCACAATGCATGGGGATTCTTTAAACAACTTTTAATAGATGGTGGTTTAGCATTTGAAAATGTTTGGGATGCTAAAGGTCAGAAAATAATAGGATTTAAAGAATTAGATTGGTCATCATTACGACCAGATATAGAAAAACAATCTGATGGTTCAATTGTTGCTATTTGGCATCAATATGAAAATCAACCAGGTTTATACAGAAAATTATATGAGCCTCACTTAACATATATATCATTTAGTAAAAGTAATTTATATGGTAAAGTTTCTTATGTTGAAAGATTAATTCGTTCATTTAATTTATTAAGAACTATGGAAAATTCAAGAGTTCTTTGGAATTTAATGAACTCTACTTATAGAATGAAAATGATTGTTCCAATAGGATCTAAATCTCCACAAAGAGCAAGAGAAAGTTTAGCAACATTGACTTCAACTTATAAAGAAGATATTGATTTAAATGAAGAATCTGGAGAACTTTTTGTTCAAGGTAAACCAGGAATTCAATTTTTTAAAAATTATATTATACCAAGTAAAAATGGAGAACAGGTTGAAGTAGATACAATGGAAACTACTGGACATGATTTATCTAACACTGATGCATTAAAATACTTTTCAAATAAATTAATTAGAGATTCAAGAGTTCCATTTAGTAGATTTGATACTGAAAGTGGAGGAGGATCTTTTACATTAAATGCTGAAGGTATACAAAGAGAAGAAATTAGATTCTTTAATTTCATTGTTAGGTTAAGATCTATATTTCAAGAAATAATTTTAAATCCTTTATATTGGCAAATGCTTGCAGATTTCCCTTCATTAAGAGGAGATTATAATTTTAGATCTCAATTAGGTATTGTATTTGAAAAACAAAACCGTTTTGATGAAATGAAAGATATCGAAACATTAACAAAACAGGCTGAATTTGTTACTAAAATGGCTGAATTTAAACAAGATTTAGGAGAAGGTGAAGAACAACTTTTACCTACTGAATGGTTAATGAAACGTTACATGACTCAAATGACATCTGATGATTGGGAAGATATTGAGAATTTTAAATTAAAATTAAAATTAAAAACTCAACAAACTTTTGTATCAGATCCATTAGAAGAAAAACCTAAGGATGAAGAAAAAACAAAAGAAGAGACTGAATAGTCTCTTCTTTTTTAATTAAATGAAATATCTTTTTTAATTACTAAAATAGAAATTCCTATATTATAAAATAAAAGTAATATCATAAGAATTGTTAATTGATTTGATGTTATTTCAATTTTTAAATAATCGAAATCTACAAAATCTCTTCTTTTCCATTGAGATGGTATGGTTTTTAATAATTCATTTGCTATATCATTAAATGTTAAATTTTGATTATCTATTAATGATTCAATATTCTTTTCTAATGTTGGCTTTTTCATCCAAGAAAAACATTTAATCCAAGTTATTTTATTTGTAACTGAATCTGTACCTACACAAATGAGAAATTCATTTTTATTTATACCTTCCCAATGTGATCTTTGTTTATATGCAGATTTTAAAGGCATATTTTTAAAGACTGCAACAAATGTTTTTATTTTAAATTGTGTTGCATATACACTATTAATATATTTAAATTTATTTTCAATTGAATCTACTAAAGTTATTCCTAACAAAGTTTTTTGATCATAATCCTTAATGTCAGGATAATTATAAACTTTCCATTTTTTAATTTCACTTTCATTTAAATCCTCTATTTTAAATAAACTATGAGAACACTGTATCTTATTTTCATATGTATTTTCTCTAGTAATAGATTTTGTAGTTTGTATAGTCTTTGGCCAATCGGTTTGATAACAGTCTCCGTCATATGAATGATAATGTCTATTCATATCAACAAATACTTTAGGTTTTTGATATGAATTTTGTAAATAATCATAATAAGATTTACTAATTTCAATTTCATTATGATTATTATCGATCATTGCCCAATATTCTCTATGGTTTTTAATATATGAACAATCCCTATAATGTGTTGTACAATGTCTGTGTTTACCATAACCTGTACATGTAGTATATGAACATGTTTTATGGATGTATTCATTCCATGGTTCATAATATTTAATACTAACTACATATGATCCTAAATATTCTGTATCTTGTACTCTTGAAGTTACAAAAATGTAATTCATTGCTAATATAAATAGTAAGCTAGGTACAAGTACAATAGAGTATTCTAAAATATTAACATCTTTTCTATAAAAACATAATAGAATAATAATTGTTAATATTGGTATTAATAATGTAAACCAAATCATATGTAGTTAGTTTTTAAAATTATTTTTTAGTTGAATCTGCTACAGGTTTATTAAATAATTCAAAATCATTTTCTTCTCCTGTTGAATAGGCTTCATTTGTTCTACTTGATTTAATTACTATAATTTTTATAGGAGTTGTATTTGAAATAAACCATTTACCTGGAATTTGAGAAATCATAATATCATGTTGAACTCCCATATCAATAAGAACTTCTTGTTCATTAATAAAAGATTGTCTTTCTATTTCAATGCTCCTCATTAAATCTTTGTATAAGGAGACATCAAATGATGGATTTTGTTCTTGTACCCATTTCATAAGACTACCGTCGCCTTTCGAATATCGTCCTGCAATCAGTGCGGGAAATATTTCAGCAAAAGCATTTTTGTATTGGTCAGTAACAGAGGCCTTACTTTTTAAAACTTTCCACATATTATCAAAAATAGCTTCTGTCTTTTGTTTTTGACCTTCAACCTGCTTTCGTAAGGCAATTTCACTATTATTGTAATTTACATACATCATAAAGATTGAACCTGCTCCAATTAATAAAATGCATAATAATACTATAGCAATTATATTTTTCATGTTTTTAAAATTTAATTAGTTTTAAATTATTTTCGGTTATCAATAACTACATAAATAGTATCAATAACTTTACCAGAAGTATTATTTTCAGATTTACCATTAAATGCATTTCCGAAGTTTTTTTCTAATACTTCACATTTTTCAATAAAGTGACTAGTTTCTCCTCTATTATGGAACCAGTTTTTTCCTTTAGTTTCATGATAAACTAACTTAACCTTCCAGCCATATTGTGCTGCACTATCGATAGTTGCAACTAATTTAGGATCTTCGTTGTCGTTATCAATTGAAAAATCAAAGGGTACACTACTATTCATACCAGTCTGTGTGACATTTAAATGCCCCTCATGACTTTTATAAATAATTCCAGATTTAGAAAACTGCGTGACTACACCAATACGTTCACCATTAGCATAATTTTCAGAACAACTCGTTAAGACAATTGCTGAAATTAATAATAATAAAAACTTTTTCATTATTTCGTTTCTGTTTTAGAAGGTTTAACATTTTCTGAACTTTCATTAACTACCATATTAGATAGTCTTGTTCTCTCTTTTTTTGCACCTTGACTTGCTCCAAAAGTTTTATCTAATTGTGATAATCTTTCAGTTGGTGATAAATTCCTAGTTTTTTCATTTCTAAGAACTGCTTCATCTCTTTTTTGTGATCTGCTTTTCATAATTGTTTATTTAAATTGTTAATTGTATTTGTTTTGTAAAATTTTTGTATATGTTCTTTAATTTCTTCTTTGGTATATAGTCCCAGGTATTCTCTAAAGTCACTAAATATATTTAATATATATTCCTTATACCTAAATATAAATGATCCCAAATCACTTCCTGTTAATTCAGTGAGTTCTATGACAGTTGATCCTGTGAATTTTGAGTCTAATTCTTTATTTTTTAAGAAATTTTCCTTTAATTTAGTTATATTATCAATTAGATGAGATTCAGGAAAGAAGTCATTAATTTGTTGTAAATATTCTGACTCATTTTTCCATTCAAAATCATTTATATGAATCTTTTCGATATAGTCAACAAAACTGGTATAATTTACTCTTTTTCTATTACGAGTTCTATTCGTATGATTTAGATTTTCAAATGCAAATATTTTAGATGAAAAATATTTAGAAGATAATACAAAATCAAAAATTTCCTGTGTTGTATTAAAGCCTAATAGGAATCTATTGTATGAATATCCTAAAAAATCATAAATTTTTTGTGGATCCTTTGATACTTCAATTCTTTTCTTTAATACTCCATGATGAGATCTAATCACGTAATGTAATCCTTCAACACCTAATTTTAAACCAAATGCATTAGCAACCCGACCTACAAGATTATTAAGATCATTAGCTGCAAAGAAAAATTCAGTAGTTTCAATACAATCATCTTTAGCAAAAATTAAATCTACTTGAAAGTTTTTATATTCAAATGAAATTGTATAATCGTTTTTATAGGTTTCTTTAGTTTGGAAAAGTTCCTTTAAATTTTCTCTGACTTGATCCCATGAAATTAATTCTGATCTCTTTAAAATTAAATCTAAATCACCAAATGTTTCTTTATCTCTATAATATTTTAAGGGAGATATATAACTATATTTTGTATATAATTTATCAATAACATCTTTTGTATATGGTTCAAACTCATTTTTAGTTAATCGTATTAAAGGTATTGATTTTAAAGCATTTCCTCCCATAGTTTTTATTTTTACAAATATATAAATGAAATATGATTTATTAAAATTCCTATCTTATTTTATTTGATTTTATTTCATTATGTAATTTACACATAGTTTGATAATTAGATATATGATTTTTACCGCCTTTTGATTTTGGATGTACATGATCAATTGTTATCATATTTAATTCACCTAATTCATCATGTGCATATAAATCTAAATGTAAACCACCACCACCATCTATTGATAATGCAAAATGGTGATCAGACATAGTACATTTTTCACATACACATTGAATGCCAGTAGTTTTAAAAATTAGTGCTCTTCGTAGTTTTACTAAATACTCACCATCTTGAAAATAAGGATTCTTATTCTTCTTTCCATATACTAATTGTGAGTCATCTTCTAATATAGAAAATATTTTCTCTAAAGTATATGTTTTTAGAATTTTGTATTTATGTAATTTAGAAGGTATGTTTCTTTTAGGTTTCATGTTACAAATCTATAAAAAATTATTGTAACATGAAACCTCCAGACTATTTTTAATTACTAAGTTGATTAAATACTAGAGGATCTTTTGCTTCAGGACCCCATGCAGTAACAACATGAAATAATTTTAAATCATTTGCAATTTCATTATCTAAAAATAATGGCGATAATATAATTGGATCTTCTATCTTTGTTGGTTTTACATAAGTAAATTTAGGAGCTAAAGAAGAATTATAAAATAATTCTTTACCTATAATAAATCTATTTATAGTCGAAAACATTTTTATTGGAGCACATACATAAAACTGTAATGGAACATCATATCTATTATGAGATAATCCACTTAAATTATTTTTAATCTTTTGGGAGCATATAGGATACTTACTATCAAAATTACCATTGATATTTTTATCACTAACACTTCTTTTATAATTTAAAAGATGCTTAGCATTGTCTTCAGGTAAAATATCTGTATAATTTTCACTCGGCGCAATATACAAATCATATTTTTCGAGGATAGTAATTATCTGAGAATATGAAATAATCTTATAAGGATACTTTAATCTGATATTATTTAATTTTGATATTAAATCTGAAGTTTTTGAAATTTCTCTATTAAGAGAAGATTTATCTGATTTAATACTAACTAATTTAACTATAGTAGAACTATTTCTAAAATTTACTGATAAATCAGAATAATCTATAGTTTTAATAGTAGGATTATTTAACTCATTATTTAAATCTGATATATGTTTTTTTAATATTAAATCTGCATCTGAGAATGCCTGATCAAATTCTTCGTGTATTTGATCTACAATACTCATTTTTAGGACAATTTGTGAGTTTTCCATAAGGTTTCTGATTTTTTAATTGTATTTTGATAATCGATATTATATTGTTTTAATAAGACATCTCTTTCCCGCAATTTATTAAAATATGTACATACAGTTGTAGTAATTCCATATATTGAGATGTCATCATTTTCATTTGACAATGAAACACAAGTAATTACATATAATATAAGTGGTATAATTGAAAAATAACATATTTGTAAACATAAAATACAGACTAATGTAAATATACAAAATTGTGTAATTATAAGTAAAGGAAAAACAATTAAACTGTATTTTGAAATTTTATTTTGATTTTGTCCGATCGATAATAATTGTGTAATTAAAAATATTAACATCATAAGAAAATAAATCCACCCAATTAATAATGCTAAATCTTCTGCTCTTTTTAGCATAGTATCACTATAAAAAATACTAGTTTTCATTAGCATTATACCTAATTCTTTTATCATAACATTAAAGTTTTACAAATATAAACATTAATATCAAATTAAAAATAAATATTAAAAATGTTTTATGTCAAAAAAATTAGAAGACATCAATAAAAATAAATTTTCTGAAGCTGATAGGTTAGAAGAAGGTGAGTTATTAGGTGAAAAAATGAAAAAAGATGCATTTAAGAAGCTTAACTTAAATTCAAATGGAATTAATGAAGGTATGATTAAAAATGATTATTCTGATTTAGAAAGGTTGTAACATTAAATATTGATATTTTATAATTAATATGCCAATATCAAATGTTAAAATATGTGAAGGTTTGTTAAAGAAAGTGCAAATTGCAAAATCTTCTGATGAATTAGAAACATATTTAAAATTAAAATCTATTACAGTTACTGGGAATATTTTCAAAAAAAATATTATAGTATATGTAATGAAGTCATTAGAGTGTTCTAGAATTACTGCATATCGTAAAATAAATTCTCTGACAAATAAAGGTTTTAGTTATAAAAATGATAAAGGCGATTTAATATTAAACAGTTACGATAAAATTTTTAAAATGTTCGGCTTTAGTAAAGATGATGATAATTTGATAGTATTTAAAGTACCTTCAGCTGATCCTCTAGCAATAGCTGCACAAATAGAATTTTCACGTAATTTAAAACAGCAGGAATTTATAGTTTACAAACATCATGTTTTGCAAAAATACGGCTGCACAGAAAAAACTAGCAAGAGCATTATTCGTAAAGTTAGAAAAATTGAATCTAAAAAATACAATAATTATAACGAAATGAATAGTCAAGTACAGCGAGCCGTTGCAAATAATGATGTAAAAAATTTAACAAATTCCTCAATTAATTACGATATTACAATATCTTCTCAACTAGCATCTAAATTATTAGGTTACAAATCTAAGAGTTCTGGGTGGAAAAAATTAAAGGAACTCCAAGCAAAAGGACTTCTTAAAATTGAAAAGAGAGATGATATATGCACTAATTTAAAAATAGACAAATATAGTCTTTCTCAATTACAATTTGAATCTAAAAGATACTGTTATTGTAATTCTAAAGGATATTTGTTTATTAGATCATCTAATAAAGTTACAATTGAATAATTATATTTTTTTGTATCATACAAAAAACATACTAGCTAGCAAGAGACTGTTTAGCATAAGATATCTTATTGTAGATCATTGTCTTAGTACTTCAAGTAACTGTAAACAAGATTTTTAGTAAGACTCATATTTAAATTTTAATTATGTATAACCAAAATCAGATAAAACCTGTATTACTCTCAAAAGAAGATTTTTTAAATGAAATCTCTTATTCTACTAATTTATTAGAATGGTCTAAAAATGATCCTATTAAAGAATTAAAATCAGATAATCTCTTTATAATATTAGCAGGAGCTCCAGGTTCTGGTAAAAGTTATTTTATCAAAGATTTTTTAATGAAATATAAAAGTTTTAAAGTATTTGATCCAGATGAAATAAATGCCAGAAGAAATAAATTTAAAGGCTCAGATAATGTACATTCACATATTTCTGGTAATACAGAATTAGTTAAAAAATATTTAAAGAATTCTCTTATGAGTGATGAAAGAGATTCTCATTTTATATATGACACTACAGGATCAGATATAAATGGAGTAAAAGAAATTACAGAGATTGCAGGTGACTCTGGTTATAATGTATTAGTAATACTATTATATAGAAATTTTAGTAGTGCTATGAGCTCCATTATATCACGAGGTAAATCTATAGGCAGAACAGTTGATGATGTATATTTTAAACAGGTTTATAGTAAATTGAAATCTAATTGGAAAGAATTATCTAATTTAGGTGCAGATCAATTTTATTTAGTAACATTAGATAATACAGATTATAATTTTTGGAAAGTAGACAATAACGGTTATTTAAAAAGAGATAAGAAAGGTGAATGGCTAAAAGTCGAAGATCCTCAAATCTATATGGATGTAAATGAATCCAGATCTAAAAATGTTTCAAAAGAAATTATATTAGAAGAATTAAAAAGTTGTTCAGATTATCTAAGTATTCCTGCTGAAGAAAGAACTCTTCTATATAGAGGTAAAGAAATAAAAGAACCTTATCAAATAATTGATCCAAAATCTAAAATTAGAGTTGGTAAAGGTCAACATAATAAAGATTATTTTAATGCACTAACTGATGTTGCTCTAGATAAATTAAATTTACCTAGAAGAGATCAATCTCTAATTGTAACAACTGACAAACATACTGCAAGAGATTACGGAGATATTTATATTGTGATTCCTAAAAATGGAGCAAGATTTGTTGTTTGTCCTGATTCTGATTTTTGGTTATGTTTTTCTGATCTATTAGAAGATTTAACTGTTGGAGGCCTTAATATTGAATTAGAAGATTCTGCTAAAAAATTAAGAATCAAAAATCCTGATTATAAGATCGTAATAGATAAATTAGGTGAAGCTTTTTTAGAAGGCAAATATATTTTTATGAATGATGATGAAATATTGAAGGATTTTAAATTTGGTAAATTATCAGATTTCTTAATTTCAAATATTGAAAATATTATTAAAGAATGGCACGTAATAGAAGCTAAAGATTTAAA